TACTCGCACTCATCTAACTTCTCTTCAGCGCGTTTAATTCTAGCCTGTACGGTGTCGTGATTGTTCTTCCAGAGCATGACCATACCTCCTGAAAGAGCGACAACTATGGCTGTCGCCATGCCAACTACTTCTGTCAGATCCATACTAGTCGTCCTTATTCTTCGCGTTACGGAAGTTTTGCCCAACGAAGTTAATCAGCATTCGGACGCCGGGGATAGCTTTTTGTACCTTTACAGGCACATACGCTGCTAATGCTGCGCCACCGCCCATTGTAGACAATACGCCCATAATTAGGTCGATGTAGTCCCAGCGATGCAATGTGCCGGTCTCCTCCAAACTTTGGCCCAGAGCTAGAGCTGGGATACACGCTGCGATAAGAATTAAATATTTCATAAGTACTACCTCTTGGTTAGGATAAAATTTCGCCGTCTCTTCTGAACTCTATAAATATTGTTTGTGGGTTGCCTGACCCTATAGCAGTTCCATTGTCTACAGTAGTGACTCCTATAAGTGAATCCGAACCGTAGAAGTCACTCCGCCCACTGACCTCCGTTGTTCCCTGCCTCCCGGGGTCAGTTGTGTTGACTTGCCCTGTGAAGTAGAAATTCTGGGCAAAACGTATAGTTGTATAAGCAGTGCCGTCAGTAGGAGGCACGCCGTATGGTAGGGGAGTACCAGTCGCTGTCTGCGTCCTCCAAAGCAAACTGATGGTAGCTTGCGCTCCAGCAGGGCCAATATTGTCGGGGTTTTGTCCCGAAGTAATAACAGACGTAAGGTAGTAAAGGTTTCCGTCCGCCAAACGTACAGGGGTCGTATCATTAAAACTACCTAACCCAACGGCTGCACCGGGGGCAAAGAACGCCCCATAAGTTCCCGCTGGGCTACCACCAGTCCCAGTTGATTGCTGCACTGTCAATATAATAAAGTCTATGAGGCCATTAGCGGCCATCATCATACTCACGATATGCCCGCCCCGAATATAATAAACGTGTTAGCTGCGACACACATTATCTCTGCTAGCCCGCCTTGTTGTAGGGTTACTGCGGTATTGGCAGTGCCTTGGTAAGACGTGCCCGTAGCAATATTTATAGTAACCCCAGACTGGGCACTAAAAACTAAATCCGCTGTGTTTTGCGCGTTGATTATGCTCCAAGAAGTTCCAATAGGAATGTCCGCAGACCCCCCTACAGGCAGTGCGATAGTACCCCCACCTGTGTCGGTGTAGACTATTTTTTGACCTTTCCAATTAGTCATATCTGTAGCCGTTAGATTTCCTGTGACTACAGCATTACTATTCGCCATGTACTGCGATGCGGAGTAGGTAGTCCCAAAGGCAGCCCCACTTGTAAGCGTGCCGGCCACTACAGTGTTGCCCGTCGCGGCGTCTACAGTGAATTTATCTGTGTTGACTGAGAGATTACCTGTTACCGCGAGAGTGCTCAAGGCGGTAGTCGCCCCAGCCACAGCGAGAGCGCCACCTATATTTAACGCACCTGCAATAGAATCGACAGCGTCCTTTATGTTTGTACCGTCGCAATACAAGATCGCTGTTTTCGTAGTGGGTACGACGACGCCTGTGCCCCCACTAGCTTGTACAGTTACTGCATACGAAGTATTGTTAAAGACAACAAACATCTTAGTTTGAGCTGGGACTGTCACTGTACCAGCATCACTAATTCCCGCAGCGTCGTCTAGTTGTAGGAACATAGAACGCCCATTAGAAGCGGCACCGTTTGTTGTTGTAATAGCTAAGGCATTAGCAGCCCAGTTATTAAGCACCGACCGCCCAGCAATGGCTTCTTCGATTAAGGAAGTTATACTGTTGTTTACAGTATCCCCCCAAGTACCATCAAGTTCTCCTTGGACGGGTAACGCTAAACCTAACTTTGGTGTGTATTGTGTTGCCATTGGTACCTCATTCTATTCGTATAATAGCGTTTTTAGCGTCCCCTGCGGGGAACTGTATCTGAAATGTAGAGTTACTAGAGGTTTTAGTCGCCCCAAAGTCTAACACTGCAACAGCAATACCGCCGGGTACGTAGATTAACGCCCCACGAGCAGTTATTGTAGAGCTAGCCCACGATACATTTGCGAAGTCTACCCACGCAACTGAACCACTGCTACTGACACTACTAACTGTAACGCTGTTCCCCCCAGCGGTATACCCTGTACCTGTAACCTCGCCCGTAGTCGTGTACGCTGCGGTACTACCATCCAGACTAGCGCCTTCTGCATATAAGGCTATTTTAAAAGACGCGGCATTGAAATTAAGTGCGCCTTGCAGCAGGTTCAGTTTCGCCGTGGTGGTCAATGTCTGCACTATAGCCATGCTATGCGGCTCCTTGCGGTGGAGGCGTCATTGCTTGTGGAGGTGCAACTGGAGCGGCTGTGCTTGATTGCCTGTACGTATCGTTTATAAGTTTTACGTCTGCGGTGTTCTTAAAGAGTTGCATAGATAAGGCAAGCATCTGTTGGTAATTTGCGACTATATCAGGCTCGGCTTTCATAAACCGCGCCGCTTCTACTAAAGCACCGTTTAACAATACATTACTAAAATTATCCCCTAACCAACTTGTCAGTGTATCTGTCTTACTCGCGCCAACAATGCTGGGGGGATACGCTGCGTACTCTACAAAGTATTGGGTAGTGCCCGTTGGAGCTGGGGCTATCTCCAACTGAAAGTTGTCTTGTGTGTTATTTTTGCTAGTGGTCTGTGCGTAGTAGATTGGCGTCCCTGTGTTTGCCGCTGGGTACGCCTCTCGCAAGAATGATTTATCTTTAAGTAGCAACGCAGTGTACGTACCGTCTACATCTAAGTACACGGTATACACGGACAGCGTAGGGTTAGGTAAGCTGATGACGTTGTTGTTACTCCCAGTTATGTCGCCCGATGCGGTAAGCCGTAACGTGGGAAAATCTGTTGTGGTGTACACTAACTGTTCTGTCTGCGACACAAACCAACCTAGTTGTTGGTTAGTAAACGTGTTTTCAGTAGTGTCTTCTATAGCCGATACTAATTCCGCCCAATTCATACTGTCACTACTCCTATCTTACTTGTACCTACCAAATTATTGGGGGTAATCGCAGTTGGCCCTCCACCTACAGGACTCCACCCCCACTGCTCTCCACGACTACTAAACCTACCTGCCGGCGCTAAACTAGTGTCTGGACGGGGGTTGCGTATCGCCTGTGGATCACGAATAGGAAACTCACCCAATTTTAGCTGCGGGTGGTCTTCGTTCCAACACTCCCAACATGCGCGGATGTTAGTGTTTTTCCCTTTTACAACTAAACTCTTTAGGTCTCGCAGTTTATACTGAAAACCACAAACGTCACACATAGCGAGTGCGTTTCTACTAGTTGCAAACCGGTCTGTCATTAGGTACGCCCTATGCTAGGCACGAAATGAGAAGAAGTTTTCTCTCTATCTTCCCCAGCCGCTAATGCAAATTGTTCCTCGTAGGATTCTTTCAGCACTCCTAGGCGTGACCCTAACTCAGGGACTTTCATAGCAATGTAGTACGCTAGCCCTGCTACAAGGCACGGCAAAAATCTAAACGGCATGTCAGGGGTTTCTGAACCTTGCCCCGCATCTTGTATACGGCGCATATAGAAATACTCTATCGTGTAAGTACTGTCCTTATCCGGGATAGGCCACAAAGTCATAGTAGGTTGGTCGCGTAGTCGTTCCACCCACACTTGGATAGGTCTACCCTCAATTAGTTTGTTAGGTATAGAAGCATAAGTACTTATGCTAATCCTATTAAGAGTAATATCTTGTTGTAAGCTCTGGACACCACTACCCGTACGTACGACCTGATCCAACAAGTCAATAGTGTCGGCGGGTAAGTCGTATGTAGGCGTACCTTTCACACACGCGATAGACCCCTCTGTTATCGTCCACATGTTAATCCCACGGTTCTGCCACTCGATAGTCAGCAGATTCATGGATCTCCTAGCGGTACGTAGGTCATAACCTGTACGCATCTCGCGCCCAGCGCGTTCCCACGCCTCTTCCGCAATCTCTGTGAAAGGCATATCAAACGCTGTAGTACCTGAAGTTGCCACTATTTATTCCACCTTGCCTTTGCTTTCTTTTTGGCTCTTTCGGATAGTTCGCCGTAGTGAAACAGTTTTACACTAGTTTTGCCATGAGACTTGCCTGAATGAAGACTACCATCAGACATCTTATGGGTTCCCCCAACATGTAAACCACCGCTTCGAGTATAATGGTTAACGCCTTTCATTATTTACCTCTCTTGAGAGATGACACTCTGCGCGGTTTTCCCGCTGGCTGCCCTAAACTTTTCTTCTCTCTAACTTTCTTACTCTTTTCCGTACTAGACATCTCGCCGGAAGTTTTTGGGGTTTTGGAAGACACCCGTTTGGATGGGCGACAATAGGGTGTACCTCTACCATCGCCTTTCTTCCTACCACAAGCCTTACCAGTGCTGACATCCTTCCAGTCTTCTTTAAACCAACGTTTTAGCGCAGCGCCCTTTTTAGTCTTACGGACACCACCCCCAGAGCTGTAGTACTTACGCACTACTTAGCCGCCTTCTTACGGCATTTAGCAATAGCCCCAGAAGCATACGCGGACGGGAACACCTTGTAAGACGACTTTACTTTCTTGTAGCACGCGTCTTTTACTGGGCCGCCTTCCTTCATCTTTTTTACTGTGTAGTATCG